GCAGGGGTAGACCCCGAATACATGAGAGACTTTGCTTACAAAGTATTGAAATCAGGAGAGGTAGAATATGTCAGAAAGAGAATCAACGCAGTCCTTGGACATGGTAAATAATCCAACGCACTACAACGCAAAGGGTGTAGAGTGTATAGATGCTATCGAAGCGTCTATGTCTAAGGACGAGTTTAAAGGATACCTAAAGGGTAACGTGATGAAATATATGTGGCGTTACGACTACAAAGGTAAACCTGTGGAAGACTTGAAAAAAGCTGAGTGGTATTTGAAAAAGCTTATTGCTTCTGTAGAAGAGCCATGCTATAATTCGAGTTCTGTTTCGTCAATAGACGACAAAGATTATGTAGATATTGTGAGAGGAAAGATACCACTATGGAAGAAACAAAGATGAATACCGCATTACCAACAGACTACCAAACTTTTATAGCGACTTCACGTTATGCCCGATGGATAGAAGACGAAGGACGTAGGGAGAGTTGGGACGAAACAGTTCAAAGATTTATGGATAATATAGTTAATGATGTAGACATCGACACGAAGGACAAGCGTGATATACACGAAGCAATTCTTTCTTTACAGGTGATGCCTAGTATGAGAGCATTGATGACCGCAGGGGCAGCTTCTGAAAGAGATAACACATGTGTATATAACTGTAGCTATCTACCTGTAGACCATCCTCGTGCCTTTGATGAGGCTATGTTCATCCTTCTGTGTGGCACAGGCGTTGGCTTCTCTGTCGAAAGACAGTCCATTCAAAAGCTTCCTACTGTTCCTAAAGACTTACAGGATGTAGAAGATACTATTGTAGTGCAGGATAGTAAAGAAGGATGGGCGAGGGGTTTGCGTAAGCTTATCTCTCTACTCTATACAGGGGAAATACCTAAGTGGGACTTAACTAAAATACGTCCTGCGGGTGCAAGGCTAAAGACATTTGGCGGAAGAGCCAGTGGACCAGAGCCTCTTAATGATTTGTTTAACTTTGTTATCGGTAAGTTTAAAGGTGCGGCTGGACGTAATCTCAACAGCGTAGAGTGTCACGACATCATGTGTAAGATTGGTGAGGTGGTAGTTGTTGGTGGTGTGCGCCGCAGTGCGATGATTAGTTTATCAAATCTATCTGATGACCGAATGCGTCACGCTAAATCTGGTCAGTGGTGGAAGAACGAAGGACAACGTGCCTTGTCTAATAACTCTGTTGCATATACTGAGAAGCCTAATATGGAAACTTTCTTGCGTGAGTGGACTGCTCTTGTGGAATCTAAGTCTGGCGAGCGTGGTATCTTTAGCCGTGATGCGGCAGACAAACATGTAGCTCGTAATGGTAGACGTAAAACTGGTATGGCTTGGGGGACTAACCCTTGTAGTGAAATCATCCTGCGTCCTAATCAGTTCTGCAATCTAACAGAAGTCGTGGTTCGTCCCACTGATACAGAGAAGACACTAGCTAATAAGATTAGACTAGCTACAATACTAGGTACAATTCAATCTACCTATACACATTTACCTTACTTACGTCCTGTATGGCGTAAGAATACTGAAGAAGAAAGGCTGTTGGGTGTAAGCCTGACAGGTATTATGGATAATGAACTTACATCTAGACCATCTGAAAACTTACTGGAGAAGCTTCGTGATACTGCTGTACAGACAAACAGCAAAACTTCTGAGCAACTTGGAATTAATCCATCTGCGTCCATCACCTGCGTCAAGCCTAGTGGCACTGTATCGCAGCTTGTTGATAGTGCCTCTGGCATCCATGCTCGTCATAGTGACTACTATATCCGCACTGTACGGGGTGATAACAAAGACCCTCTCTCGAAATTCTTAACAGACGTAGGCGTTCCATCAGAGGCGTGTGTAATGAAGCCAGATAACACAACTGTCTTCAGCTTCCCTATCAAAGCCCCTGATGGTGCTGTCACTCGTAATAACATGACAGCTATAGAACAGCTTGAACTGTGGAAGACATACGCATTACATTGGTGTGAGCATAAGCCATCCGTTACAATTACTGTACATGATGAGGAGTGGCTTAAAGTAGGGGCGTGGGTATACGATAACTTTGATATATGTTCAGGTGTATCCTTCTTACCCCACACAGATTATGTCTATGCACAAGCACCTTATCAGGACTGTGATGAGAAGACATACCTTGAGGCACTGTCTAAGATGCCCTTGTCTATTGACTGGACACAGCTTGCCTCTTACGAATTAGAAGATAACACTGCAGGTTCACAGACTTTAGCTTGTTCTGGAGACTCCTGTGAGGTTGTAGATATTAATGGTTAAGGAGATTAAATGTTACTAGAAGCACTTACAAAGAAACTAGAAGGAGACATTGCCGTTGCTAGAGCAAACGTGGGAGTGTACTTAAAACAATCTGTAGGTATAGGCGAACACCCTGATATTATAGGGGCTATCGAAGGAGAGATTGAAAAGATTGCGTCTGCAGATGAAAAAATAAAAACGATAGAAAATTTTTGGTTGACATAATAAATTTAATTTAGTATAATTATTGTGGTAGCTGGCTGTGCCTCCTTTCCTCTCTCTCTAGGTCAGCTACCGCTTTATTTTTTAGGAGAACGTAATGAAGTCTTGGACACTATCGTTTAGTACAGAAGAACTTAATATTATTATGGCAGGTCTTGGAGAGTTACCTGCTAAAGTATCTATTGATGTTATTAAAAAAATACAGTCTATAGCGCAGACAACAACACCTAAAGAATTAGAATCTATAGGTTTACCAGACGATGTTTAACAAAAAACCTACAATCTATATAGGATACGACCCTCGTGACCATCAGGCTTACGAGGTTTTAATGTGTTCAATCAGAAAATATTGTGATAAGTTTCCTATTGTACCTTTGATTGAACCTGCGCTACGCCGTGCAGGACTATTCCGTAGAACTGTTTTTGTTGATGAGTCTAACCCTCGACAGAAGATAGACTACTTTGACAGGAAGCCCTTCAGCACTGACTTTACATTCACAAGATTTTTAGTACCCGCTTTGAATCAGTATACAGGGCTTGCTTTATTTATGGACTCCGACATGTTTGTACGTGCAGACATCGAACAAATCTTTGACCAGTACGGCAACAACAGTAAATACGCAGTCTCTTGTGTTAAGCACAAGTATAGTCCTGATATAGGAAAGAAGATGGACGGAGTTGTTCAAACACAATACCATAGAAAGAACTGGTCTAGCTTTATGCTCTTTAACTGTGACCATGAGAAGACAAAACAACTTACAGTTGATGACATAAATTTAAAGACAGGGGGTTGGCTGCACAGGCTGGCTTGGCTAGATGACGATGAGATAGGTTCTATACATGAGGAATGGAACTGGCTGGATGGACACAGCCCTGCAAGCATAGAAGCAAAGAACGTACACTTCACCACAGGTGGTCCTTGGTTTGATAAATGGGAAGCTAAAAGAAAAATAGACGAGGAGTATTCCTTTGAATGGAAACTATTCCAAGATAAAATATATACAGAAAAATTAATGGAGTCACTTGGATGAGTAAATATACTTTTGTAACAGCTTTTAACAAAGAGCATTTTGATTTGTACGCAAAGCAAATGCTAGAGTCAGTTGTAGATAACTGGAATCCAGATGACTTTAGATTAGTTGTATACTATGATGGCTTTGGTTCTGAAAAACCAGACGCACCAGAGGCAAGCTTTATCGAGTATAGGGACTTAGATAAACTAAAAGCTAGACAAGACTTTATAAGTCGTAACAAAGATAAGAACGGACGCTATGCAGAAGCACCCTACAACTATCGAATGGATGCCATAAGGTTCTGCCACAAAGTATATGCTTACACAGACTTAGCCTACGAACTTATAGACCAAGAAAATACAGGGTGGTTGGTTTGGCTAGACGCAGACACAGTTACAACTACAAAGTTTACAGCAGAAGATGCTGCTAAAATACTACCAGATGACAGCGACATAGTTCATCTTGGACGGATTGATATTGATTATAGTGAAACAGGGTTCGTTGGTTGGAACATGGGTATGCATAATGCAGTGTCCATGCTTGTAGATATTAGAGGCGCATATGATACTAATGAAGTACTGGCCTATCGTGAATGGACAGACTCTTTTATTTTTGAACGCTTGTTAAACATTTATAAAGCACATGGAACTAAAACACATAACTTATCAGAAGGTGTCCGTGGACTAGCAGTCTTTGAAAACTCCTCTCTAAAAGAGTATTTTATACATAACAAAGGAAATCTAAAATACGATAAGCCTAAGTTAGATACTGTGTCTAAAGATATTCAAGGACCAAAGAGATATAAACAACTAGCAGATATAGTTCGTAATTATAGTGATGGATTATCTTCTTTCTCTGTCGTTGAGACAGGAACTTGGAATGGTGGCAGAGCTATTGAGATGGCGTTAGCTGCTTTCGATAATGTAGATACAGTGCATTATCGTGGCTTTGATTTGTTTGAAGATGCTACAGAAGAGACAGATAAAATTGAGTTAAACATTAAACAACATAACACATACAATGCAGTTAGCAATAGGCTAAGAGAATTTTCTCAGAAGATGAAAGAGAATGGTAAGGGGTTTACATTTACTCTATATAAAGGCGATACAAAAAGCACTATGGACTCCCACCATTTTAATGATGTAGACCTTGCGTATATTGATGGCGGTCATTCCTATGATACAGTGTCCAGTGATTACAAGTATCTTAGACAAGTACCTGTGGTTGTCTTTGATGATTACTATAGCTTTCAAGAGAAAGATAAAGAAGTTCCAGAGGAACACTCAGGTATTATTAAAACATTTAAGGAAGTTACAGAAAGAAACAAATACGTGTTACCCTCTGGTGATATGACAGCCTTTGGTTCTCATGTTCATCTAGCAGTGCTGCTTAAAAAAGAAGTAAAAGAATTACCAAAAGAACTAACTAGAACTCCAATAGTTGTTAAGCCTAAAGATTGTATGCCTGTTGATTACATACGTAAAAACATTAAAGAAAACTTAAATCTTATTAAAGAATACGATTGGGTAAAAAAATATAAACCAACTGATGACCATGTAGCTATTGTCTCTGGGGGTATAATAGACTTTAAAAACTTAAAACGTATAAAGAAAAAATACAATGCAAAGATATGGTGCGTTAAACACGCCTTACCTAAACTAATAAAAGAAGAAATTATTCCTGATGCTTGTCTTGTTCTAGACCCTCGCCCCATTGATGGTATAAGTACACATGGTATAAAAAGAACTGAGTTGTTTGAAACTATACCAAAGGAAACAACATTTTATATTGCATCAATGACCGACCCTTCTGTAACTCGTCACATTATGAGCAAGACAGATACCATCTTTGGTTTTCATGCCTTCACAGATGGAGTTCGTGATGCGTCTATTAAAGACAGAGTTGTTATTGATAAAGAGGTAGGTATAGAGGAAGGTTCAGTTCTAATATCTGGCGGCACTGCGGCTGCCACAAGAACTATGGGACTATTAGATACGTTAGGGTATCGTAACATGCACCTGTTTGGTTTTGATTGTAGTATTCCTGAAGTTACAGAAGAACAAAAAGAAGAAAAGGATGAAGCAGGTAATCCAAAGTACATACACGTTGAAACAGGCGGTAAAAAGTTTTATACAACAGGAGAACTTCTTGCTCTTGCCCAAGACTTAGAAAGAATGTGGGAAGAAAAAGACCTTCAATTAAATATTAAATACTATGGCAAAGACAGTCTAGTAGCGCAGATATGGGAACAATCTTTTTATACAAACGAATATACAACCTTTATGGAAAGACAATGCCAGAACTAAAAGAGAAACAGGAAAAGTTTTGTCAGCATTATGTCGTTAGTCGTAATGCTACTAAATCAGCAGAGACAGCAGGATATAGTGAACGCTCTGCTTATAACCAAGGATACAACTTACTGCAACGTGAGGATGTTAAGGAAAGAATTAAGGAGTTAGAAGGTGAATTTACTACGGACGTTGATGTCATTGAAGAACTGGAGAAACAATATGAGGCAGCCAAGTCTCAGGGACACGGGCAGACTGCGCTTAAGGCACTTGAACTATTATCAAGAGTTAGGGGTAATAACGCCGAAGATGAAAGCTCAGATGACATTGATTCTCTTGAGGGAGAGATACGAGGAGCGATGCAAGTTATTGGGAAAGAAAAGATTTATGAATTACTTATGGAAACCTTTCCAGAAGATTTTCAAGACGAGGAATTAGAAGATGAAGATTGAAATTATACTACTAGCTTTATGTCTCGTACCTCTGTGTTGGCTGTTACATGATGTACGTTCATTCAGAAAACAAATACAGGCGTGGATTAATGAAGACAAAGACAAATAAGACTGCATTTATAACAGGCATCACAGGACAGGATGGGGGCTACCTAGCAGAGCTTTTGCTTGATATGGGATATGATGTACATGCATTACGAAGACGCTCTGCTGGGTCAAATATGAGGCGTATAGAGCATATTCTAAATCATCCCAGCCTTTATCTACATTATGGAGACTTAACAGATACAGGATGTCTTATGAAGCTGTTCGCAACCTATCAATTTGATGAGGTGTACAATCTAGGAGCGCAGTCTCATGTCCGTGTATCCTTTGATATACCAGAATACACAGCCGATGTTGATGGTTTAGGTACTCTCAGGCTGCTAGAATGTATACGTACACTAGGCATGTTAGAGACAACACGCTTCTATCAAGCGTCTACCTCTGAACTCTATGGCAAAGTTCAGGAAATACCACAAACAGAAACAACACCCTTCTACCCTCGCTCACCTTATGGTGTTGCTAAGTTGTTCTCTTACTGGACAGTTAGAAATTATCGTGAAGCATATGGCCTACATGGTTCTAATGGTATATTATTTAACCATGAATCCCCTTGGCGTGGCGATGAGTTTGTTACACAGAAGATTGTTAAGGGTGTGGTAGATGTAGTAGCTAATAAAAGAGATAAGATTAGCCTTGGAAACCTAGAAGCTAAACGTGATTGGGGTCACGCTAAAGATTATGTCGAGGGAATGTATCGCATGGTACAACATGACCACGGGGATGACTATGTTTTAGCTACGGGAGAAATGCATACAGTTAGAGAACTGGTCGAATACTGTTTCAAGGTTGTTGATTTTATAAACATTAGATGGAAAGGAGAAGGTGTTAATGAAAAAGGTTATGATGACTACGACAATATTATTGTTGACATCAATCCTGACTTCTATCGGCCTTCAGAAGTTGACCAACTTGTAGGGGATTCAACAAAAGCAAGAGAAGTTCTTGGTTGGAAACCACAATATAGTTTTGAGACTATGATTCAAGAAATGATTGAGGCTGCTCTTTAAAAGTTAAACATCCGTGGATTAACTAATCCTGCTAGTCCTTGCATCCCTTCTCCTGCAAATCCTTGAGGAGATTGTCCTCCAAATCTTTCAGTAACAGGCGGCCTTCCCATTGCTGTGTTTCTTGCCTGTAGAAAATCTCCAAAGTTACTAATAGGTTGAGCAGGTGGAAAAGCGTTTGGTATAGGAGCAGCACCCATAAATGGAGCAGGAGGAGGAGCAATACCAGTAATACCTTCCTGTAAAGTTGCTAGTCGATTACTAGCTGAATCATCCATTCTTTGTTGAAAGTCTTGTGGTAAGTTATTATAATTACCAGAAAGAACACCTGCAACATCAGGCGTAGTATTCATTGGTTGTTGAGGAGCAGCCATTTGTGCTGCTTGCATTGTTGATTGAGGTATTATTCCTTGTCCCATTTTGTTATCCTACCTTTTAAATGCGCCTATTGACTTAACACCAAAGCTTGCGCCTATCGATACAAGGATTCCCCAGCTTAACCACTCTGGACAATCCTCTCTTAAAAATCTAAAACCTTCTGCTATATATGGCTGTGCTGGTGGATAGAAACATGCACACAACATACCAACAAAGAACACAGTCCACAACTCGTCTTTCCATGAGTCCTGTGAAGCAGTCATAGCTTTCTCTTCCCAAGCTGAGTCACTGGCTGCACGTTTAGCTGCACCTTCTAGCTTTGCAAGTTCTAGCTTTTGTTTTGCTTGGGCTTTCTTTTGTTTACCTTTCAGCCATGTACCAGCTAGTCCTGCGATTGGTCCTAGTAATCCTTGTAACATTATTCGTCTTCTCCTGTCTCCATCATTTGTGCAAGCTTGTAGGCTCTTCGTTTGACTTGACTTGCCCATCTTGAGTCGAGCATTTCCATCGCTGCTTTTTTGTAGTCTCCGTCTTCCAAAGCTCCCCACATATTTGAAAAGGCAGATAGACGAGGTATCCCAAGATTAAAAGCCATATCAAGAAGAACCCTACTGCGTACCTCACTAAGCCCCACAACAAAAGGAAACTTTCTAACAAGCTCCCGCTCAACAATCTCAATATCGTTCTCACATAGAAAACGGGCTTCGTCTTCAGTAATACCACGGTCATCAAGATTACGCCCAATTCCAATCGTGAGATGCCCAGCCGTACATCTGTAAGGTTTAAGTTCCAACCCTTCGTGATAGATGATAAGGTCAATTAGTTTCTCCTTGTTATATTCCATATTAATCCTCTAGTATTTTTGTACCTGCTAAATCATAGTACATTTTCATTAGCTCATCAGCATCTATCGGGGCTGTACTTAATAATCTAGTTGGTGCTGATGGTTTAAACATGTAAGGTAAAAACATGTTTCTATCTGCAGACTGTATATATTGTTGTTTATTACTATCAAAATCAAAAGCTCCATCTAAGGTCATTCCTCTTTGTATTTGATACATATAAGAATCACCAAACATATCTTTATAATCTAAGACAACACTTCTTAAATCTTGTAACTCTTTTAGTTGTTCTTTCTGAGCATCAGCATATCTATCATATGTTTCTTCAGGAGAAAATATGTTAGGGTCTGAAAGATATTTATTATAATCACTATTAATACTATTTAAATTATTTAGTGTTGGATTTAATTTAAAACGTGTTGCCGCTGTAAAATCCATACGCTGTCTTTTTAATCCAATAGCAGCAGGTACATCAACCTCTCCTTCAAGAGTTGTAAAGCCTCCTTTTTTATTTGGCTGTAATCCTGTTCCTTCAAGTTTGCCTAGCTGTCTATAATAATTAGCAGATTTTTGTGCGGTTGTAATAATGCCGGGTGTAAACACATCAATAGCAGGAGCAATAACATCTGATAAGCCATCCCCTCTTTTCGCACCATTATACACATCAATAAGAGCATCTGTTAACATAGAAGGTGCAAGGAAAGGAGAGACAGCTTCTTGTAATGTACCCAAACCAATTCTGTTTAAATTTTTATTACCAATGTCCTCATCAAATATACCATTCATTACTAGTTCATTAGTACCCCTAGCTATTTTCTTTATGTACGTAAAGGGGTCTATGTATCCTAAGTTCATATAGTCAACACCAGTATGTCCGTTGTCGTCTTCATAAATTTCTGAAAGATATATTCTGTCTGTGTTTCTTTCCCAAGAAGGAGCAAAGGTATTGTTAATAGCCATCTCTTGTTTATCATCAATACCTGATAAGTTTCTTGAAAAATCTGACAGCATGTCTGTACCCATACCAACAACAGTCATACCTGCTAAACGCTTTGCACCCATAGCAGCTAATACAGGGTCGCCACTAGCAATATCTCTAAGAGAATACATTGCTAAATTTTTAGAAACACGAACCATCTCTGCAGGAAAAGATAAAAAATCTCCTAATGCACTATATCTTAAACCTTTAATAGCTTTAGGAACAAGAGCATAGTTAGGCATTAAATCTCTAGTATAAGTTGCCGCTAATTTATCTAGCTCATCAGCAGACAGTCCACTATATTTTTTACTTTTAGCTAACTGAGAACGCATTTTCTGAAAGTGTGCTATCTTAAACACATCATCTTCAGCTTGATAAACAGCAGCTACTTTCTTATGACCTTTTCTTACAGATTTACCTTTAAGTTCGTAGTCTAAAACGTCATCCATATATTTTTGAGGGTCTTTAGAAAAACCACCAAGGTTTCTCCTAATAACACCTAAGTCAACATTCTGACCTACAACACCAAGCTCTTTGAGTTTTGCAAGATATTTACTTCCTGCTCTATCTAATCCTTTTTCACCTGTTCTAAAGTTTTTATAAGCTATCTTAGCCGCTGATTTATATTCTTTAGGACCAACCATACCATTAGCCATCATAAGAAATACGTTACCCATTATGTTACGACCATGTGTAACAGGGCTATATATAGTTTTTGAAGCTTGAGATAAACCTTTTGCTTTTAAGAACGCACCAAACAAAGGACCATCTTCTCGTGTCATTTCATTTAAACCATCACGATATAAGTCAGCATATTCTTTTGTAACATATACATTTTCTAAAGCATTTTCTACTTGCTCTTCTTTTACTACCTTTTTACCAAATACTTGTTTTAATCTTTCATTAGAAATTTTACCTAGATTAACTGCTCCCTCTGTTCCTTTATCAACAGCTATATTATTTACGTTTACATGTTCAGCAAGGTCGTCCATAGCTTTTAACTCTGCGTTCATGCGAGAAATATTAATCATAGTATTTCTATAGTTTTGTGCAAAGTCATCTTCTCTTCCTAAAAGAGTTTGAATATTTTCAGGAATATTTTTTCTATCAAGACCACTAATAGCAGATGTTGTTCCCTTTCTTACATTAGTTCTTTTTTCTTTGTTCTGAACCAAACCTCTTAAAACTTTATTTGCTTTTTCTCGTGATTCTTTTTTTAATAATTTATCAAGAGTATTGTGAGCTAGTATAGTTTTCGCTTGCTCTTCTCCATGCAGACTAATCATTTCTTTATTAGGCTTAACCATATCTCTAAGAGAGCCAACAGCAGCAGTAAACACACCATCAGGGTCGTTATCTTCGTTAGGATTTTTCTTAAACTTGTTGTACTTTTTCAGTAAATCTTTTTTAAATTTAGGGTCATCAAAAAACTTATAGCTTCTTGTTAGATGAATACCAAGTCTTCCATCTACTTTTGTTTTAAAATCACCTTTTAAATTTTTAGAAAGATTACTAGATAAATTAGTTACATCTTTTACCATTAAAGATATTTCATTTTGTAAATTTTTAGGAAGACTTTTTAAACCTTTAGCATTTATTTCTTTAGCTTGTTGATTAGCATATGCCGCAGCTTTCTTTTGTATTTCTGGAGTCATTTCTCCTTTAGCATTTTTATTTACATACTCTCTATATTTTTTTTCGTACACAGCTTCAGTATCTTTAAAAGCTACGTTAACTTGGTCTTGTATTTCGTTATATTTTTTCTCAACTTGTTTTTGACCAGCAGAAGTTTTATGAAAATCTTTTTTATTATTTGCATTATCTACAAAATCATTAGCATATTTTTTAACAGATATATTATAATCACTTATAGAACCTCTTGTTGCTATCTCAGCAGACTCTGCAGCTGACTCTCTAGCAAGTATCATTTCAAGGGTAGAGTTATCTGTCCCCCTTCTTGACCCCAACATACTGTTAAAGAAAGAAGGAATCGGTCCTTTAATATCAGGCGTAACGCTTTTAATTGCATCGCCTACTGGTTTCAAAGCTAAAGAAGTAGATTCTAATAAAGGTTTTTTGTAAGCATTAGCTACAACAAAAGGAGAAAACAAAGCACCAAAACCTAAATTATTTATAAAAGATTGAATATATTTTTCTGCTTCAGAGTCATCAGGATTAACCGCAAGTCTTTCCATATATTGCGAAGACTCAGGAAATACTTCTACTAATGTATTAACAATATTTTCATCAGGATTTTCTACAATCGTTGTTACTCCAGCAATAGTAGTACCCTGTTGAGCAGCACGTTTAACTCTAGCTCCTCTGGTAGCCTTATCTATTTCTTCATCTAAAAATTGTCTTCTTTTTGTTTTATCTAGTTTATTAGCTGCCCTAGCAATATTAGTCCGTGCAGCAGGAGTTAATAACTTAGAAGTTTTTCCAACTAACCCTAATGATTTTAGTGCTAATGTTGATGGTACAAAATAAGAACCTATTGTTCCTACAATTTTTTCTCCACCAGCAACTAAACCTTCACCATGATAAGGGTCAAATGCTTCACTTGCAAACATTTTAAAAGACTCTGGTAATGGTATATCATCTAAAGAATCATTAAGAAAGTCTGTTAGTTCTCCCGGTGTTATAGCATCTGCAAAACTTACAACACCTCCTACAATATCACCAATAGCTCTTCCAACTTGTCTACCCGGTAGAACATTAGCAAAATTAGTTCTTGCTCTAAAATCTGTTTCACCTTCATCTAATGCTTTAATATAATCATCGTTAGCTTTTTTAGCATCTTCTAGTGTAGTGCCTTTTGATTTAAAAAATAGTTCTTTTTCTTCGTCAGTATTAAGCTTTCCCTCATTACGGAGAGAATCATAGTCACGTATAGCATCGTGAAATGTTTGTGAACGTATACTTAAAACCATTAGTTAAATCTTTTTTCTGCTTCTTTTAGTTTCTCACTTGTTTGAGTACCTGATTTTTTTAAATAAGCTTCAGGATTTTTAGATATTTCTTCTAACTCACTTAATATATATCTTTGTGCTTGAGCATCAGACATTCCGCTAGTTCCTTTTAAAATTCTTGATGCTTCTTGCGCAGCTGTTTGAGTTGGAAGTAAACCTTCAAGTCTATCACTTAATTTTGTAAAATCTCCAAGTTCAGCTGTAAAACCTACTCTGTCTTTCTCTATCTCAGTCATAGTTTTCTCCAGACCAAGCTCTGCTACTTTAGCTTTGTATAGAGACATTGCTTCTTCTTGGTCAAGATTATCAAGTTCTTTCCTAGATACACCAAGTTGGCTAACATATTTTGGGTCAATCTCTGAAAGAGGTTTGCTCATTAGTTGCATACCTAAAGCAGCTATATCAAAACCTTGTTGAGCTTTAATAGTTTTTGCTCTTTTATCTTTATCAAATTTAAAAGCTTCTTGAGTAAGTTTTTTTAATTCTTCTAAAGACTTTGACCTATCACTTAAATCTTGAAATCGTGATATTAGTGAAGCAAGGTCGCTACCTACAATTTCTGGATTTTCCTGTGCGTTTTTATCATTGGCTAGTGACTCTTCAAAAGCTTTATATTGCTCTTCTTTTACAGCATCTTTTTTTTCTAATTCGTCTAAAGGAGTAGTTAAATATTCTCCTGCATCTCTAGCTCCACCTACAATAGTTTTAGCTAAAGCTGCTGGAGTAGAAGTAATTGTAGTTCCAAATCTACTAAGACCTTTTTTTATTCTATCCAAACCAGTATCTTCAGGTGATGGAGCATTTTCTAAAGTACTTAGTTGTGATGCACTAAACACATCAGGATTAAAGAAACTATCTAATCCTGACCTTTTATCTAGTTCTAGCCGACCTTTTGATATTAACTCCGTTCTTATTGCTTCTTTTTTTCGAGGGTCTTTTTCAACTTCATATGCTCTATATAAATTAGCAAGCTCACCTTGTGAAAAATCTGTTGTACCCGGTCTTACTTTACCAGCAGTGTTTCTGTATACAGTAGATAATCCGCCGCTTCCTATATTACCACCTTGATTAAAAAAACCAAGACCACGACCAAGACCACCTACAGTAGCAGCACCACCAGCAAACTGTTGGAAAGCAGAAGGACTAGCTGGGCCGGGCTGTTGAAGATAACCTTGTGGAACACCAAATGCAATACCCGCATATCTTTCAAGTTGTCTAGCAGGATAGTCCCTTTGTTCAACAAAATTTTGATAGCCTATATCTGCTCGTTGTTGCTGCAATCCTCGTTCAGCTTCACCTACACCAGAACGATAGCCTTGTTCACGATAAGCTTGACCAAGAGCTTGTTGCCCTAGATTTCCAAACTGACCAGACAGTGCGCCCAAACCTGTAGCTGCTTGAAACTGTCTACCACGCTGTGCTTCTGCTGCACGAATAGCATCATTATATGCAGCTTCCATTCCTTTTGTTTGTATTTCAGAAAGTCTTGAGCCAAGGTCTGATGCTGCTCTCGCCTCAAGAATAGCCTGACGAGAACCCCCAAAGCCACCTGTTTTAATAGCTTGTGCGCTTAACTGTTGGTCATATAACTGCGCCTCATCAGCAGCTTTTCTTTTAGCAATATTTAAAACAGCTTGCGTATAAGGATTCATACGGCTCTGTATTTCATCTCCTGTTATTTCTGAAGCACCTTTGTCAGTATATTGTCCAGACCGATTTAATAAACCAAGAGCAGGGTCATAGTATGTATCAGCTGAAGATAGTCTTTTATCCGAACTAATACCTCTGTCAACTAAACCTAAAATTCCTTGTTGAGCAGCTAACTCATCATCTGTAAAATCTACAACACGGTCGCCTACATACTGAGCTAACGGCTCATCTGATGTAAATTCTCCCTTTGCTCTTTGAAGAACATCAGTTACAAAAGGTTTTAAAGTAGGGGCAATATCCTGTTGTTTTTGACCGCCGCCACTGCCACCGAAATAACAAAGATGAGAGTTAAGTTTTTTATTAAGAAACTTATCTTGTGTTTCTATTTCTAAACCTAACAAATCTTCAAAAATATTTTTATTTTTTTCTATAATCATAATTTTATTCCATTGTTATAGTAAATAGTGTTTGTTCTTTACATCCATACTCAGGCATTATTCTCTTCCAGCCTTTTCTACCCATAGCACTAATTTTATTACAGTTAAATTTTTCAGCAATTTGTTTATAACAATCTAACATATACTGATAGTCTAGTTTTTTACCTTCCATCGCTGTTGTTACACATACATGTAAATAACAATTTAAATCAAAAGGTGTAACACTTGTAATAAAAATAGAATTTAATTCATTATTTTCTAATACACAAAATAGTTGCCATTGATTTAATTTTAATCTATGGTATGTTCCAAATATGCTATAGTCATTATTATCTGATTTGTCTATAGCTTTCTGAACTAGTAAAGCAAAGAGTTCCCAATGCTTATCTATATCAGTATGTGGTACTTGAAAATATTCTTTTGCCATTAAGTAAGTCGGCTAAGTTCTTTAGCCCCATCAACCTGTTTGGGCTGTGCCTCCTTACCATATACTTTCTCTCTCAAAGCTAATCTAAATTCATCTAATTTTTCTGCGCCAGCATCAGAAGAACCATTGCCTAATGCTGCTACTGTAAACGCATCCATAACATATTCGTCAGGACTTAACATTGCTTGTTTAATTTGTGGGTCACCTGTAACTTCAAAGGATACATTATCAGACATACCATCACCTTGAGGTGCTTCCACCATCCCTGTAAACATTCCTGCATTCCCTGTATCACCACCTGTTGCCATATAAGTTACTGGTGCTTCTCCTAAGTCTCCTCCTTCTCTAACCATTTGAGTAGGAATTTGTTCAGTTGAATAATTAAAGAAACGAGGAGTCGCCCCACCTTTTCTAATAAATTCATCTATATCTTCTTTTGAAGCTACCTGTTCTCTTTTTGTATATGGAAGTGTATCTGGCAGTTGATATTCTTTAGTTTTAGTTTCATCAATTTCATAAAGACCCGGTGTTGTTCCTATCGCACCTAATCCTGCGCCCACTCCTTGTTTAACAAGTTGTTTCTTAATTAAATCTGAACCAGCTTGACTTAATACTCCTTCACCACCAGCTTGTGTCAAAGTGTTCGCCGCTAAATCTGTACCAAAACCTGTCGCAGCTTGACCAGCAAGACCACTAGAGCCAGCATCAGCAGCAAAACTACCAGCTGTTTTACCAGCTTGTGTCGCTGCGTTTGGTCCTCCTGCAATACCAGCAGTTAAACCAGTAACTAAAGCAGAGCCTAATATTTCTTCTCTATTACCACCAGTTAAAGCCGTGCCTACACCAGCACCAGCAGCAGAAGCAGCCGCAGCTTTTAAACCTGTCAATGCACCTGCAGTAGCACCGCCACTTGCTATAAGCGGAATAGCATATGGAGCAGCAACAGCAAGAAGAGCAGGAAGTAAGTCTTTAATTTTAAAAGCTTCTGGCAAACCAGTACTAGGATTCTGTGTTAAACCGCCCGGTCCTGCTAGTGCATCCAATGTTTTAAGTTCCATAGGATTAACATGCACTAACGTATTATCACCCATACGTCCTTTCATAGCAGCAAGTCCCATCAGACCTGACATCGGTGCGTTCATATTTTGTCCATAAGCCATACTATTTTTCCTTGTTGATTATCTTATTATACAATATATTATTGAAATATACCAGCCTCTAATGAAAGTTTACCCAGCCTGTTCCTTCTACGTAACCTCTATACTTTTTAGCACTAACAGCAAAAACTACATCTCCATTCTTAGGATTAGGAATATCAGTAACAGTTACTGCTGTTAAAATTTTAGTAGCTGGTCTTCCATCTACTTGAGAGTCTCTAAAATCTAACTCACGACCAAACTCATTGCTCCAGCTTTTTAAACTTTCGTAAAGTTCTATTACTGTTTGAGGAGAAAGGTATCCAGAAAATCTAGGATAATTAGCCATCTATCTTTCTCCGTCAGGTTGCATAGACATTCTAACACTACCCCAACGCCAGCTTCCGTCATTAGTTCCAGATACTTTTACAGTAGCAGACCGTCCTCTAGCTCTTAAATTAACCTTAGTTATATTTTGATTAAATACAAATGGACCTTTTTCTTGTACTGTGCCATTAGGATAATCTTTTACATTTACAAAAAAGTTTACTTGCTCCCCAGAATCAAAAGAATAATCTGGGATAAGTTTATCTATAAACATAAGCTGTTTACCTGTATCTAAATCAAACTCAGCTGATTCTAGAAAAGATGTTAACTGTACGCCATCACCTCTATAAATATTTTCTGGTTCATTATCCCAAATATAAACATCACCAGTTTCAGAGGTTCTTCCTGTCATTAGTGTATTGTTATATACATTCCTATCTTGAAATGTTGTTACAATACCATCTTCAAACAGTTTACCATAAACCCATGTACGTTCTTGTGTGTTATAAATTACATACGCATTAGGCTCTGGACTAGCTGCCAAGGGATAGAGCCAAATGATTTCTTTAAATTCTGAATTAATACCTGCATAAACTTTCTCTTGGTTTGTTGTGTTAAAATCTTCAAATAGTTTTCTTCTTATAGTACATGGCATTGTTTGAACACGCCCGTCAAAGGCAAAGAAATTGTTTTGTCCCATCCAATAAGAAATGCCATCATAGTCAATAGATGCATGTGGTCCTATTAACCCACAATTAGAACCAACTTGTGTAAAGCTAAATGTAAAAGGAGGACCAATAAATTGTTGGGTATACATAGCTTTATCTGTCCATATATTAATAGCGTTTCTTGAACGAGTTGCCCCTATAATACGAGAACCTTCTGTTAAAATAACTTCACCTGAGTTTGAACTTACAGGAATAGGACTCCATTGTTCAAAGTCTTCTTGACTTGACCATCTTACAGTCATGTTATCAATGCCGGATACGGAAAAAGGTTCACTTCCATAGCATATAACATGTCTATCATTTGGTGATACAAGAAATGTATTAGCTAAAGGTGCTGCCGATATTTCAACTGCTCTTGTTGGAATAACAGATGTATCATTATCCATATACACTATTCTGTCACCACGCCTTAATGCCATTAAATCTTCTCCCCAAGTATCTAACGACCATTGATTAGCTAAAAAGGTAATAGCTGATTCAGTTGCAGGTTCATTCCAAGCTCTATCTGTACTTTGACCATTTAAAAGAGTCATTGTTCCACCTGCACCAACAACCGCTGAACCTACATCTTCTGTTGTAGATACCGTAAAACGTATAACATCAATGTCACTTCCTGATAAACTTACTGTATGAGAAGATACTTGAGCTACAGTATATGGACCATTAATATTTGTGTCATCTGTTGAATTTATAAGTATACCAGTTACACTTGTAGCAACTAAATCTCTTGTTGCCGTAACGACAGCAATACGAATTTGATTAGTTGCTTTAGTAACAGTATTAACTAACAAATCACCTATACTAACTGTAGTTGAGCCTATTTCTCCCGTTTGATATGTTCCTGCTCCCCAACCTAAACCTTGAATATCATCTGTAGATTGTGGAGGTATTAAAATATTTATACTTCCTGCTGACCCTTGATTAGAAGCAGCAGCAGTAGCAGAAACATTATTTGTTGTAGATACAGTAAAGTGTGAAGTTCCTGATACAGCTACAATAGTTCTTGTTCCGCTAACAGTAACACCAGAAAATGCATCGACACCTAAAAATTCTACTCTTTGACCCACCTCTACAGTTGGCATACCATTTATACTAACTTCAACTGTAGCAGCTTGACCAGTGGCTGTAAATGTTTCAAAATTACCACTAACACTTACAGAAAATGTAACAGGAGTACTATCATAAAATGTTTGATTTTGAATTACATATAGTTGTTGATTTGTTCCTAAAGCTATATAAGGTCTTGAGTTATTATCTGTCCATGTAATAATATCACGAGCTAATCCATTAATATCTGTATCACTAAATTTTTGATAGCCTCTTAAATTTTCTGGTTTACCTTCTCTAAATCGAACACGATTTCCATCATACCACTTACCCTCTTCAGAGTATTGAGTAGACTCCCTGTGAAATCCAGGAGCAAAATCTAATTTTACTAATTGTGATGTCATAGAAAATACCTTTTAGTTTTCATCAAATTTCGTTGGTCCGAATGTTACTGCAGCAAATGTTTCACCAAAATCATTTTGCATTTTAGTGGCTGCTGTAGACAAACTACTAGATACATTATAAGAACCTGAACTTATACCAAAACCAAATAAATAATTTCTACTAGATGATGGTGAAGCCAAGTTTACTACAGTATCCATATTAGTCATTGCAACACCTGAATTTCTAACTGTAGCTGCACCTACCTGTATTCCCTCTCCAAATTTATTTAATGTAAGAGTTGCAGGACTTGATGTTGTTGAAGTGCTGTCACTATCTGAAGCTCCAAGATTATTAAATGTTTTACTAAGATAAATAATTACATGCCCAGAACCATAAACTTGTTGTGAATTACTATAGTTAAATGTAGCTGTCTGACTTCCTGTTAAATCTCCAACATTTGCTGCATATATAATTGAATCAAAGGTATACTCAGATGGAGTATTATTCTGAGAAAGTACTTCAGTTAAACTAACACTTCCTAGAGTAGCTGTTGTATGAACACTTCTTCTACTTCCATTAGTTGAAATATTACCTAACATAATAACAGATTTTGTACCCGAAGGTAGGGTTACACTTTGAGCAGAAGATGAACTAGAAGTACTACTCTGAACCCAATTATCACTACCTAATATAGATAAAGGAACATAATTTACCGCACCATAAAAATCTGTTATCTTTATTGTACCGCTAGTAGGAACAGATGCATTTTGGGTAACATCTGGAACAAGCGAACCACCACGATAATATTCACTTAGTGCGTGTGGTGTAGAGCCACCAAACTCACCTACAATATCTGAAATCTTTAATGTCCCTGAACTAGGAAGAGCCATCTACCTTACCTTTTAATTCTTCTACTTCTTCTTTAAGATGTTTAACTGCTTCAATTAAATATCCTACAATGTTACCATATGCAACAGCTTTATACTCTCCGTTGTTATTAATAAGTTCTGGAGCAATTTTTTCTATCTCTTGAGCAATAACGCCTGAACCTTGTTGACCATCTTTCTCATAAGATACACCACGCATTTCAAATGCTCTAGTTCCATCCAATGTTTTAATTTTAGATTTAAGTCTTTCATCAGAAAAAGCTGTAACATCTCCTGTAGCTACAACAACACTACAGTTAACATTTTTTAAAGTGCTAGTGCCATCAACAACAAGTGTACCAGTAGCGTTAATATCAGCTGCACTAACCATACCGCTACTTCTTATATTAGGAACAGTTAATCTATTATTAGCTGGGTCATAGCTAAGATTACCACCATCATCTTGAAAAAGAGAAGAATTACCTGTAGTATCGTTTGCACCTTTAAGTACTAATCTATAATTTGCACTATTGCTTACAGTAGTAACTAATACTTTACTAGCATTTACAGCATCTGTAGCATTAGCCACAGAAGTAACTGTTTCTAAAACATTAATAGTAGAACCATCAGTTCCTATTACAGCACTATTACTTGGACCAGCAACAGTTGTTGCAGTACCTCCTGCAGGTTGCATAGTAACAGAGCCTTCTCCACTATTTGCATTATGAACAAAATAAATTTTTTGTTGTGCAGGGATAACAACATTTACTGGAGAATCAAAAGAACCTGTAAATTTTAAACCAAAGTTTCTTGCTTCATCTACTGTCCCGTTGGCAGTTGATAAAGTTTTTTCTGTTGCAGTTGTTAGAGCAACTGTTATATAACCAGCAACAGCATCATCAACCATATCAATGGTTCTTTCATTTAACCTTAACCCCCAAGTGTTAGCGTTCTCACCATCACCTTGTTTTTCTAATCTTGTGCTTGCTGTATATGTACTACTCATTATCTTTTTTTCCTATAAAAAATTTAACTGTGTCTGTTTCATAGATGCGAATACAAACCCAAACTAATGACAAAAGGGCTGTAGCTTCTGGTATCCATGCCATAAATGCACTAATAGTTACTCCACCAGCTGCTACATCAGTTACTTGTTTTACTTCTTCTGTTATCATAATAGTTCCTTTATTTTATCATATAGTCAGTTGTTTTGCAATGCTATTGCCTTTTCTGATATTGAGAACTCACCAAGTATGTTGTTAAACAGTAAAGAAAACTGTTCCCATTAAAAAGTTTGAGTTTCCGCTATTGGTAAAGTTAGTTGGACCTAAACCATTGTTAAGGTCATCTCTTGCATCTGAGCTTGAGTTGGTTATTAAAATTGCATAGTCATTTCCGTCATTAACGTAGCCCGTTTGTGGAGCTTCAGTGGTAAAGTTTTGAGAAAAGGTAACAAGCAAACTACCTGCTCTTTGTGCTGTTCCTATACCTGACGCATTTGTCGAAGCAGTAAAAGGAAAATTACCTATCACAGCATTACCCGAACCTCCACTAAACGCATCTGTCCTTATTTGAAACCTTGCGATAACCTGTCTGCCTATCTTAACGTACTCACCAGTTGCTTTGTCGTAAGTAATTGTAGCTCCACTCGTTGTAAATCCATAAGTAGGTGTCCATGTACCTTCTTCATAATCATCAAGTAAGTTAACTGAACCAGTGCCACCTATATATACGCCACCTTGAATATACGCCTCATTAAAAGTTGCGGCTGATGACCCTAAGTCTACCGTGTTATTGATAGCGGCATTAGTAGACGTATTAAATGGCTGTATTGCGTTTAAGTTATCATTGAACCGCACACCTGTGTCGCCTGTCCCGATAGCCATATCACCAGATTTTACGTTTATCTGTCCATCTGTTGTGCCATCTTTTCTAAAAGCCGCAACAGCACCATCATCAGTAAGCCTATTTAAAACAAAAACAAGCCCACTATCACGAGTGTGAATAGCAGAGCCGTTGTTAGAAAATATATGTCCAGACAAATTACTATCAACAGTTGATTTAGCAATAAGCATATCGTCAGTAATAGTTGCAGTGCTGGCTGTAATTCCATTGGTAAACGTGCCGCTAAATACTGAGAATACATCATAGACAATAACCTCTAGTATATCACTTGCCGTTGCCCCAGAACCTAAAACAATACTTGTAAGACTTGTGTCCGTGTAGTCAGCAGGGTCAAGAAGCACACCATTAAGGTAAACATCTACATAAGCACCATCTGAATATGATAATGCATTGCCACTGTCATCAGTATTAAATGTAGTTTGTCCACCCGTAGCAGTGTAGATAAATCTACTACGAACTCCAAAACCATCTGTTGTTCTACCAATGTATGCCATTAATTATTTTCCTGTTAAGTTGAGTTGTAAGTAAAAGAAAATCTACAAGTAAAATCACTTGCATCTACAGCAGTTCTTAGCAGTGTGGTGACTGTTGTACTACCACCTCCAACTACACGATATAAAAATGCTTCTGTTGTACCGTCATCAGGAGCAACAGTTATTGTGCTTGTTGTAACTCCTAAATTTTGAAAATAATAAAAAAGACCACCATCTTCCAATGAAGTGCCGCTTAAATGGTCAGCAACAGTAAAGGGTAGACCGCTTATTTTAGCCCCTACCGCTGATGCTGTTCCACTTGTGCAATCTGTAAGTATACCAGAGCATTGAACTCTTCGACCAATTTTAGTATATACTCCATCAGAAGAACTAAAAGTCATACCAGTTATACCGGGTGTCCAATCTCCTTCCTCATAGTCATCAAGGGCATTAGCCGAACCTGTGCCGCCAAGATATACACTGCCGCCAAGATAGAGGTTGCTAAATCTTTCTGTTGCATTTCCTAAAGCAACAGTATTGTCAGCTTGCGCCGCATTTAATCTTGGTGTGACTGCGCCACCCTTAAACCTTAATCCAGTATGATTTGCTTCACCATCAATATAAAAACCACCAGAGTCAATTCCAAGTGAGCCGACAGTTGTGCCGTCTTTTCTAAAAGCCGCAAGCGCACCATTGTCAGTGAGCCTATTTAAAACAAAGGGAAGCCCACCATCACGGACATGAAAAACAGAACCATTAGTATTAAATATATGTCCAGCTACTCCGCTATCATCAGCCGTTTGAGCAATGAGAAGTGTCCCATCGCTCATTAGTCGCATACGTTCTGTAGAACCCCCTGAAAAGAAAGTCATATTGTCACCACTAGCACCTAAGAATACATGAGCGTTTGAGCTTGTTGAATTATCCTTAAATGCTAAATACGCATTTGCATCGCCTGATTCTATTATTGCATTTATATTTGCAGAAGCGTTAAATACATGAAGCATTTCTGCTGGTGAAGTCGTGCCAATGCCAACCTGTTCACTACTATCAATAGTCACAGCCGTAGTGTCAGCCGCACTGCTGTTGATGCGGTTAATGCTATCGGCTATGTCTCTTGGTCTAGTCATTAAAGTGTCTCTTGATTATCCGCAAATGTTTCATAGGCTGATTTTACGTCACTCGTCCACACGGCGTTACATACCGCCTGTACTGATGCGTCTTCACCTGAAATGTCTGTGTCACCCCAAGTGTCTCCTGTCTTAGTGCGACAATGCAAAACGTGTCTGTGATAGGTGCGGCTAATCTCTGCACCATCATCTTTCACGATTGTTGCCTTACGAACTTGGACATTCTTATGTTCGCCCCTAACCTCGCAGTCATATTCAAATTCTTTTGTTAAAGCCATTTTAGTCTCCTATGTTATCGTGGCGGGATTGCCACCTGTCTGACCCGACTTCCAGACGGGTTAATTAACTTACCCTATATCTTACTGACCCAATCAAAAAGGCATTACTTGCATTGCCATTTGATAAAGTGCTCGCGCCGCCATCATTACCTGCATAAAGCCTAAAGTTAGTAGCGTTTTGAAACACATAAGGCATTACCATTCCTGTTGAATCTACTGGTATGGTAAAATACGTTAGCGCACCACCTCTTAAAGCTCCTGCTGTTTCATTTACCGCTACATAAGGCAACCCATTAATTTGCACATGCGCTCCTGCATTTGTACCGCTAAATTGTAAAAAGAAGAAAGCCTCTACAACATTTCCAACTTTTTGATAATTTCCGATTTGATATGAATTTGGAAACGTAACACTTGTCCACCCTGCCGCTACAACAGGTGTCCAACTTCCCTCTTCATAATCATCAAGAGCATTAGCCGCCGCAGTGTCGCCGTTAAATGTAAGTCCACTTGTAGTAATTCTAGCACGTTCAGTACCTGCGGCTCTGAAAATAATGTTGTTACCACCTACATTTAAATTATGCCAAGCTGTTGTCGCCTCGTTTAATGCAGAAAGTTTCACCTCTGTACCTGCTGTTGCAGTTGTGCCAGACAAAACAAGTGCTGTACCAGAATCAGGTGCTACTATATGTATTCCATCACCCTGTGGCGAAGTTGTGCCAAGACCAACGTGACCCGCACTGTCAATACGCATCCTTTCAGCAACATTTGTTGTACCTACATCTCCGTTGGTACTAAAAGTAATATTTCCTGCTGTAGCTGAACTTTGAAGAAATGTAATTTGAGCAGTTCGGTTATTGGCAACATTACCTGATGTATCTGTTGTCCCTACCATTCCACCATATTGTGTGGTATTTGAACCAGAAAATAAAAGAGCAGGAAAGTCATTACCAGCAGTAGACTGAAGTGCAATTTTTGCATCCCAATCACCTGCACGAGTAACGCTTGGTGTTATTGTTACACCCCCATCTGTTACTGTTGTTGTTCCAATGCCTACTTTATTTTCAGATGCATCAACAAATAGTGTGTTAGTATCGACAGTTAAATCACCAGTGGCTGTTACATCTTTTGTAGAGATGTCTCCAATTTCTAATTCTGGTTTTGGACCATCGCCAACATACGCCATTAGGTAATCTCCAATATAGACAACGCAACATCACCAGAAGATGCTGTGTTTGTTGTTACCTTCAATACGTCTGATGCTTCCATGACAACCTTCTGGTCGCCACCTACGACAACTAATGTACTGCCTACAGGAATAGGAGCAGCTTTAATTAAATAAATATTATCGCCATCATTATTTTCCAATTGTACATCAGCAGTAATTTGTGAAGCAACAATGTTTGCAATAGACAAACCAATAATAGTTGTTTCAGTTGAACTAGGACAAGTATAAATAGTAGCTGGACTTGTTCCAACAGCTGTGTCTGTTTTTATTTTAAATGAATTAGCCATAGCTTATTATACTCCAAAAGTTATCCTAATGCAATGGCAAATGCCACAGCTGCAGCGTTTGCATTAGATATAGATGTAGCCATTGTAGCTGATAGTGAAGGAACTAAAGCAGATACTGTAGCTATCTGTGTGTTACTATTATTAATACTTGTAGCCATCGTAGCTGACAAAGCCGGAACTAAAGCAGATACTGCAGCTATTCTAGTTTCAAGCGTAGCTGATGTTGTTGCACTAGCTGCTGCAAGAGCAATAGTATTAACAGACGCTATAGCATCTAAATTAGTTTTTGTCAATACTGATACTGCAGCAATAGCTGTATTAGAATTATTAATACTAGTTGCCATAGTAGCAGATAGTGCAGGTACTAATGCAGATACTGCAGCAACTCTAGTTTCTAGTGTAGCAGATGTGCCAGCACTTGCAGCTGCTACTGCTATAGTATTTACTGATGCAATAGCATCTAGGTTAGTTTTAGTTAATACTGATACTGCATCTATTCTTGTATTTAAAGTTGCTGATGTAGACGCAAATGTAGAGGATACTGTAGCTATTCTTGATTCTAATGCTGCAGAAACTGTAGCAATACTAGTAGCCATAGTAGAGCTAACCGCAGCTATACGTGTTTCTAATGTAGCTGATGTACCAGCACTTGCAGCCGCTAATGCAATTGTATTAACGGATGATATAGCATCTAAGTTAGTTTTAGTGAGAACAGATACAGCATCGATGCGTGTATTAAGTGCTGCCGAAGTAGCAGCAAATGTAGAAGATACTCCTGCAATGCGTGTTTCTAATGTAGCAGAAAGTGCAGCAACTGTAGAAGATGTAGCAGCAGGTTCACCACCAACCAGTATATTTGTAGCATCTACTGTTGTTGCACTTATCGTGCCAGCACTAACAGTTGTAGCAAATAAATTTCCAGTTCTAAGACTGCTTACGCTTACATCTTGAAATACAAGTGTACCAGCAGTTAAAGAATCAGTTGTAATACTAGTAGCTACAATATTTGTAGTTTGTAAATTAGTTGGTTGAAATGTACCAGTAACTTTTAAACTACCAGCAACACTTACATTTCCAGTAAATGCAGCAGAAGTTTGAGAAAGTTTTAATGAAGAATTAGTACCAGCCCCGTCTTGAACACGGCGAAGTGTTTCATCTATACCACTATTAGAAGCACTAGAATTAATTTGTAACAAATCCTTATAGGTATTTGCAATTTTTTTACCTGTTAAATCTGTCATTTATACTGCGTTCCAATACTTATCTAATAACTCATACTGATAAATAATTGTATGAATTTGGTCTGCATCTTCCCAATTTACATTGCGGTCAAAATTAGGCTCTGGTCTTGCATTCATTACATACTGACTATTATCACGTAAGTCAGGAGATTTGTTTTGAGGATGTATTACTCTATCATAAGCTCCATCCCAATCATTAGGACAAACCCACAAGTCAAAACTATTTTTGCGTAATCTACTTCTTGGAAAAGAAAATCCACAAATATCACATTCTGCTTTTGTATATTTACCACGAGCCATTTAAATACTTGGTAGCCACGCAGATACTGGAACAGCTGAAACTAAAGCAGGTCTTTGTGGTCTAGCATCCTTTATATTTTCATCATCTTTAACAGAAGCTATTCTATTTTGAGGATGATTGTTTAAATCATATTTGCCTTCATAATCTGCAGGACAAACCATCATTCCATAACTATTCTTTTTTAGCTCACGTAGCTCATAGCGAAAACCACAAATATCACAGATGCCTAATGTTTTCCTTGCCATTATACATAGTTCAGACGAGGTGTGATATACATACTTGCACGTTCTTTATCTTCTTCTTGCGCCCTCATTAGCCTTTCTTCATATTCTTGTTTTATCATTTGAATACGTCCTGCTTCTACACCCGGACGTTTCATAGACATAAAGTAAGCTGTACCAGCAGTAAGACAAGGTAAGAATCTACGAGATACATCTGCATTTTGATTAGAGCGTGTAACATCTTGTATATATTTTACAGTCTCAAACTTAATAACATCAGTGCTGTTTTCAGGGACAGGCCATAAGAACACAACAGATTTATCACGTTCCCTTCTAACAGCAAACTGTGTTGGTCTGCCTGTTTGTCCTTTACGAGGAACTTTTAAATACTCTTCCATACTAATACGTTCAAGCTGTAAATCAATATTACTTCTATTTACCACAGCTTCAAGCACATCAATATTTTCTACGCCAAGGTCATAGCTTGTAGTACTTGTTGTTACAGTTACAGCAGTAGTACCAATTGTCCATAGTTGGATACCACGATTTTGCCAATCTTGTAAAAGCAAATTAATAGACCTACGAGCAGAACGAGGTTCTTCGCCAAGTGTAGCTTCGCCTCCTATCATTTCCATAGCTTCTTGGATTACTTCATCAATGTCCATTGAAAAACTATATGTACCTGATGTTGCCATTTATGGCCTCCTTGCTTTCTTTTTATTCCTCTTCTTTTTCTTTTTAGAAGGAGGACGTTTTATTTGTTGTGATATAGAGCTTCTTGATACAACCATAATTATCCTAGTTTAAAGTATATTAATATTGTTAATATAACAACACCTATAATAGCAGCAGCTATACCAGCTGTTTGAAAGTTATCTACTGTTTCCTGACGTTTCTGTCTTGCTATCCTAGCTCTTTCTTTTTCAGCTTCTTTTTCTTCTTGGATACGTTTGGCTCTTTCATTAATAATCTCTTGCCATGTTCCAAATCCAAATCTAGCATCAACAAGCTGTCTCATTTCATCCATACTTTCTTGAGCTAACTTTGCATCAATAACGCTTGTTGCTACATCTTTAGTTTGACCTATGATAGATTTATCACCAAACCTATCTTTTTGAATTTGTTTCTCACCTTGAAACAATCCGTCAATAGCCCCAGCAATATCTTTAATATCATTTGCAGTTTGTATATTAGATTTAATAAAGTCAACAGACTTTTGTACTAATGCAATACCTGCCAATCCTGTACTAATGGGGTCCACTTATTTATCCTCTCTATTACCCTCTTTACCATTTAACTTTATGACTCCAATATTTTGCACTTAGTTTTGTTGT